GTCGAATCGGCGTACACCTGACGCCACCCCGCCACATAGGGGGCCGGCTCGTAGGTCCCGAAGACCGGGATCGCGACACAATGACAGTGGTCGTGGTACCGCTCACCAAGGGGACGCTTCGTGGCGCGGCCCTTGCGGCCGCCTTGGTCGATCGTCGTGGCCCGCGACCCCCGCAAGATCCCCTCGCGAGTGGCCCCGGTTCTGCGCATCTTCCAGTAGTCAGTGCCGCCCAGGTTGACGCCCGTGACGGATAGCGCTCCGGCCTGCGTCTTGTATACCGCCCCGCGCGTCGCCAGCATCGCGCAGAATGCGCATGCGTTCGCGGATGCGTGCCGCGCCCAGCCGTTCGCACCGTCATCCGCTAGGGCGGCCGTGGTGATCGTGTCACGAGCCGCGTTGGCGACCATGCGCTGCAAGCCACCCGAGATGAGCGAAAGGGCCGAAATGGCATCGGGCGACGGGCGATAGAGAGGTTCGGTTCCCCACCGCGCTAGCGCCGTCGCTCGTTCTCGCGGCAAATCAGCCACCAGCTCAGCCGAATATGACCCAGACGCCCCGGCATCGGCACGGAGGGATTCATACCAATCGGCCGCCATCGTTGCCGCAGCGTCCCCGTAGGTCTCACCTACCGCGCGAATCAGGGACGCGACGCGAGCTGTGTCGAATGGGTCCATGCCGGGCCACGCCGACGCCAGGGCGTCGACTGATGCCGAAGATAGTCGCGCGACGGCCGCCTGGAACTGCTCGACCTCAGCCAGCGTCGGCATCGGCCTGAGTTGGCGACGTCAAGGCGGCGATGGACGCCCGCGCCTGCGCGCGCCGTTTCTCGGCCATCGCCCGCGCCCGCTGCTGGGCGTCGAGGCCCAGCAACTCCAGACCGACCTCGGTCTCAGCCAGCCACGGAACGGCAGCCAACTGCTTCGACCCCGCGTCGGCCTGCGCGGCACGAGAGAGGTACATCGGCGAGCGCCACTTGGCCGCGATCGTCAGCCACTCGGCCGGCACGTCGGACTCACCGTTGCGCATCGCGAGCGCCCGCACCATCGTCCGCCGCAGCGGAGTCGACCAATCGTCGGTCGCAGCCTCCGCCGCCGCGATCAGCTCCTCGCGCGATGCGATATAGGCGTCTGCCGATTGCGGGTTGGCCATCTCCTTGATCGCCAGTGCGTTCTCAGGGAGGTCCATCTCGTGGGCGAACAGCTTGGCGTAGGCGTTGAGGCTGTCCAGGTGCGGCCCGGGGGAGGCGGCCTGGAACTGCTTGACGTCGGCCCGCGCGTTGGGGTCTCCCTCGCGGTCCGGGTCGTCGGGGATGGCTTTGATGCGCCCCAGCGCAACCTGCCAGGCGGTCTTCGTGCTGCCGTCCGCGTTCTTGAAGATCGACTCGTCGGCGCCCATTAGCCACATGTCCGGCCACGAGAACACGTCGGAGTGGCCTTCTAGGCGCATCAAGGTGCGGATCGCTGCCGCGTGGAAACCCATCGCGGCGCGGGAGATTCGCGACGACCCGAACTCCCTGCCCGTCCTTGGCCGGTAGACCAGAGGCTCGGCCGGGACGCCCCAGGCGTGCTCCTGGCGGTCCGTGACGCGCCAGCCGCCGTCATTGGCGGCCGTGATTGTCAGGTCGGGCAGGTAGAGCACGAGTGCTGTCGGCTGGCCCTTGTCGTCACGGTCGGTGATCGACAGGAGACTGTCTAGCGCGCGGCGCCGGGTGTTCCATTCGCCAGTCGCGTTGAGCGCGTCCTTCGCGTGGATCAGCACGTCCGGCTCGCCGTCTCTGCCCTTCGTGGTCACCATGAAGGAGACGCCGTGGATCAGCGAGGACAGGCGGGCCGAAGCGACCTCGGAGGCGAGGAAGTTCGCGTCCCACACCTCGCGGTACCCGAGCGTGTCAAGGTCTCCATCCGGCCACACGAAACCATCGAGATTGCAGCGGCGAGCGAGGGAATCCACGCCTTTCGCGCACCATCCGAGCGTGAGCCCCAGCCCGTAGTACTGGGGTGCGATGGTCGACAAGCGACGCCCGACACGCTCCATGTCGTAGTAACCGAGCCGGACGATGTTGCGGGACTCGCGGTCGCCCAGTCGCTTCACCAGGCTGTCGAGAGTGCGCTGCTCATCCTCGGTCAACCCGAGTACCCGGACGGTCTCCACTACAGGACCACCGCCCTTCGCTTAGGTGCGCCCTCGGCGCGTTGTCGCCCGGGGCGCTTGACGTTGTCCGACTGCGCCCCGATCAGGGCGAGATTCATGGCGAGCACAGGCGTAATATCCGACGCCGACGACATGCGCGAGAACGTCCACAGGCCCGTGTCACCGAGGGCTCGCTTCCCCGCCACAGCGACCGCGCCGGTCAGCTGCGGCTGTCCGATGTGCGCGAGAGACGCCGTGACGACCGCGGCGAGCAGATTCGAGCAGCCTGAGCCGAGTTCCTTGACGGTCGGGGCCGTGACGACGGTCTTCGTTCCCTTGAGGACGTAGCGCCCACGGGCATCCTTGTCAACGAACGCGGCGAGTGGCCCGCCCACATCCCCGACGACCGCGCGAATCTGCGGGTTGGCAGCGACAAGCCCCTCAATGTAGGGCGGCAACCATGTCGCGCCCTGGCGGTGCTCGTCGAGCTCGACATGCCACCGAGAGTCCGAGCGTGCGCCGGCCAGGACGACCGCGGCTGACGCTTGGTCTGGTCCGACCTCAATCCCGAGAGCGAACCGGTCGACGGCCACCGAATGCACGTCGCCGACCATGTCCCACGAGTCGCGGGGGATAACACCGCCCGCGTGCTTCGGGTCCCAGATGCCCAGCGCCTCGCGCAAGAACGATGCGTCGTTGGTCAACTGCTCACGCATTCGGAGCATCGACTCGACCGGCGTTCGGTCCGGGTAAGACGGATTGGCGATCTCCCACTGCTGGCGGTCGTCAGGATCGGCACCGCGGTCGGCTGAGCACTCGACGTACACAGCGTCACCCCGCGTCAAGCGGACCCGACCATTCGGGTCCTCGCCCTTGAGTGCTTTATCGCGACGATTCGAAAACTCCTCGCCGGGGTCAATCGGTCGAGGTGGAGTCCCGATGAAGAACAGTAGCGCCCCGGCCTCGTGCCGACTCTGGTTCGCTGCGGCGACCATGTCCTCAAGAGCCTTCTCCGTGAGGATCTGTGCCTCGTCGAACACCTCAGCGTCGACCTGGTCGAACCCGCGGCCAAAGCCCTGCTCTCGCGCGCCGAACATGATGACCGAACGGTTGCGGAACCGGATCTCCTGCTCCCCGTTCGTCGTTCGGACCGCGAGCACGTGTGGCCAGATCCTCTTGCGACGCACCATCCCCTGGAACGACCCGAACGCCTTAGTCGCGGTCTTGGTCCGATGCGCAGTCCACAGGACGGTGAACCCAGGGAAGATGATGCACAGAGCGATCAGGATCATCCCGACCAGGAACGTCTTGCCAACCTGGCGCGGAATGCTCAGGATGACTCCGCCAACAGTCGCGGCATACTTTCCGCTGGCTCGCTTGCCCAGTGCAATCGACCCGACGCCGTGCTGCCATCCGTCGAACTCAACGCCCATCTTCGCGCACTGATCGACCACCCTTGGCCATGCGGTCGTCACGATCCCTTCCGGGATGACGATGTGCCGGGCGACCTCAGATAGCGGCAGCGTCGAACGGCGCATCGGTAACGGCAGTCCGGGTCGCCTCATCGTCCGCGCGAGCGTCAATGGCCTCGATATCGCGGACAATCTCATGGAGCCGGCGGGTCAATGCAGCAAGGTCGCGGGGTGGGCAGTTGGGGTCCTGAACCGCAGCGGCGATGCGCTCGCGCATAGCGGCCAGCAGTTCCCGCGTCGTACCGTAGGCGGCGGCCTCGGTGACCGTCTTCGGCTTTACCGCTCGCTCGTCGGAGGAGACGGCCCGAAGCGCCTTGCGAGTCGTCGCCACGGCGCCACCTCCTTGTGGAAAATGATCGGGGAGGGACCTCGCCTATGCCGGGAAAGGCGGCGTAGGTCAGCCGAGGGGGGCACCCCCCAGGGGCCTACGGAGGCTCCCGGAGCGACGGATGATCGGGGCGTGAGGCTTGTTGCTCTTTGCCCGATTGCATTCCCTGTGCGCGGCGCGCTTGTTGTCCAGGGTGTCGGGGCCGCCCTTGTCGAGCGGTATGACGTGGTCGACGACGAATGCTCCGGGGTCTAGATGCGGGAGCGTGTAGTCGATGGGT